TAATAAAACAGATGCTTTAAAAGATCGTCATCCTATTGATAGTATTAACATCGATATTAATACACCTGAAAATTCTTATTATTATGAGTTTTCTAATGAAAAATATTTAGAACTATTAGTTGATATGTTTCACCCTTCTTCACCTGAAAAATATATTATTCTAAGAAATACAGAATGGGAAACTGAATTAACTGATTCTACTATCACAGCTATTTACAATAAAGCTTATCAATTTATTAGTAATAAAATTGCAGAAAATACACCTGATATACAAATAGTACACGATCTTTTAATTAAATATAAAAAAGATGAAGAAAAACAAGAATATTTACTTGATATTGATATGATATTATATCGTAATTATAAATTAAATGGAAAACATATTAATTTCTTAGTTTATGTAAATCATACAAGAGAAAGAGTTATAGATATTAATATTAAAGGTATTGTAGGTGAAGATAAAATAGGACTTCATCCTATTGTTCCTAAAGAAACCAATGATGATTATGTTTCGTTTGAACCTATTGAAAAACTAATATAATGCTTGATCATTATTATCATCACCTTGATAATTTACAATAGGATCTTTATTTGTATCTATATTATTAGTATCATAATCATCATATGTATTTATAATACCACTTTTTTTTAACATAATAGCCACTTCTTTATATTCAGCATCTAAACTTTCTAATATATCTATTGCTTCAACTTTTAATTTCTCACGATAATTACTTATAGATTTATTATATTGTTCTCGAGATAAAATAACCTTTGATCCTAATGTTTTAATTTTATCGTATATTTCATTATTTTCTAATGAATTAAAATTTCTTAAATATTTTGCTCCTAAATATACATACATATTACTTCTTCTTTTTTTAAAATTACTATCATTACAACAACTATTTTCTAATGTTGCAATCTGTTCGTAATAATATGTTGAATCTTTTAGACATCCGGTTAATAATAAATGTTTTAAATTCTGCACTATTTTACATTTTTCTAAGATATAGTTTTTTAAAGAAAATATTTCGGTTTTTGTTGATACATTTGCCATAAAAGAATTAACACAATCTTCTACATATTTATTTAACTTACTTTGATCTTTTAAATATTCGTTTATTTCAGGATCATCTATTTCTATATTATAATCGTCTATATTATCTTCTTCCTCTTCATAATCAAAGTTTTCTATTGATTGTTGATCTATTTGTTCAGGTAAATAATTTTCAGCATTCCACGTATTTTCGTAATTAATTGTATTATTTATGAGAGAATATTTAATTTCCTCAAGCCATTTATCGTTGTTTGCAGTTATATCTTTATAAGCTTCATAATCTTGATTTAATAATTGCGCACAACAACCTGCTATAAAAGGATTAACTTTTTTAAGTTTTTTTGGAACAATATATTTTAAAGCATTAACAAAATTTATATATTTTACATCATTATTTGATTCATTTGATGTTCTTAATTGATTTACTAAGTTTCTATAAAATTTAGTATCTGTTTTTTCTAGTGTATCTTCAATATTATCATATAATTGTTGTAATTCATCTAATTGATCTTGACATCTTGGATTTTTTATAATTAATTTTGATATTTTCTTTTCTATATCTTTCTCTGTTGTAAAATATTCATTATCTGTTATATTTTTAAAACAACATATTATATACGCATATATTGATTTGGATTTTGGAAAAACCACTTTACCATCAGTTATTGCAATTGGTCCTGTAAATTCATAAAATATATCAATACATTGTTCGTTTAATGTTATATCATCATAATTATTATTATAAAAATTACTTTGTATCGTTATATATAAATAAAATAAAGCACTTTCAGTTTTTTCAGTATCATCAAAAAGTTGCATATATTCTATCATAAGATCCAAATTTATTTTTAAATCTTTACCTAATTCGTTTATTAATGTGTTTAAAAATATATTCTTATTATCTTGGTCTATTTTTGTTGTTTCAATATTTGGTCGCAATATATTACCAAATTCAATATAATTATCATTAATATTATCTTCATCTTCATTATCAATTATTTCTATAAACTCTTTAGGAAACTTATATTCATTGTTAAATACTTTATCTATCGTATTACATATGTTTTTAACTTCTATTATTTCAGTATCTTTATTGTTTTTCAATTCTGTAAAGATTTTTATTAATCTTTCAATTTCTATTTTTTTTAAATGATTATTCGCATTCTTATATACATCTTCAATATCTATACTATTATCTGCTATGGTTTTATACAAATCTGTTAGATTGTTAAATATATCAGTTGCTTGTGGTGAATTAAGATTCTTTTCAGATAAATCATTTAATATGCTAATTATATTATCTTCTGTGTAATTTTCTAAATTATCAATTATATATTTATTTATATTATCATCCCAAAATACTATATTTTCTGCATTTAATATTACAGGTTTTATTGTTTTTTCTTTTTTATCAGCAAGATTGGGTATTTTATCATATTCTTCGTCTGTCATATTTTCAATATTTTTACCATAACGCCTCATCATATCATTAACATAATCAAAATCATTATCTTTAAAAGTTAAAGGAATATTACTATTTATTTCTTTAGGTATTTGGTGTAATTTAGAATATAAACTTTCATTTAATGTTGTTTTATATAATTGTAAAATTTCAAGTGTCTTAAGATCATCTGGTATTGTAGTTCCTATTTTAAATTGCCTATCTGTATGAATAACATTAATAAAATTATCAATATAACTTGATTCAAAATTAAACGGATTATTAAATAAAGATTTTAATAAATCTTCTTTATTTTGAAAATTATTTTTATACATTTTAGTATAATTTTCAAATAATCTTTCTTCATATTCAACATCATCTATTAATGTATATATATCTTCTAAACCTTTTGGTTTATTTACTAAATAATCATCTACATAATCATCTACAATGTCTTTTGATTTAGCTTCATTATCAAAAAATTCATTAAAATAATAGTATAAAGCATCTTTTGAAAATATATTTATAGCGTTTTCCAAGTTTGGTATATATTTAATTGTAATTTTTGGTAATTCATCTTCCATATTTTATTCTATTGTTTTATAAAAGTTTCTTTTATTTGTTCTTTTATTAATTGTAATTTATTTTCAATTATTTCATTACATATTATTCCTAAAAAGTTTATATATTCTTCTTTACTTTTAGCATCTTTTAGTGTCATTCTTATTGTTAAAACTTTATCTAATGGATGTTTTACTATATAACCTATATAAGTGCAAATACAATTTTCAACAGTTTGTTTCTTAGATATCACATAATTATCAAATATATAAGATTGTATTATATTTCCAACTGTATCATTTTCATCAGGAATACTGAAATCATACGTTTCTTCATTATTTTCAAACTTTTCAATTGTAGATTTATCAATCAATATAGATAATTTACTTATTAAAATATCAATTGCTTTTAATAACATATATTTATGTGATATAGTATTATTAATAATTTCAAATTCTAATACATATTCACCTTCATTATAATCTCGCTCTTGTTCTATAATACTTTTTGTATTTGTAAAAGGCACTTTAGGTTTATTATACACTGTTGATCCTGATACTATATTAAAAGAAGCATTCTTTCTTCCAGTTTCTTTAACTGCTTCAGCTTTTAAGTGTAAAGATTCGTTTTTACGTAGTTTTGTAATTGTAATATATGGTTTTTTAAAAAAGTTTGCAACTTTTTGTTGATCTATAGTAACAATAAGATCTTGAGTAGTAATTATTTTTATATTCTCAGTGCAACTAACATTTAATTCAATTTCTAATTTATTTTCACCTGAAATATATTTATCATTATATTTTTCACTTACATCTAATGGTATTAATGCTATACGATTTGTTATAATTTCATTATTTAAAACTGTAGTATTTTCTATAATATTTACAGTGGTATCAATACCATTTCCTATAAATCCTAGTATTGGAATATCCATTAATAATATACGTCTAATACCATTTAATATTGATAAATCAATATCCTTGGTTTCAATAGATATTCTATTTAATTTTTTATTGCAACTAAAATTACTTAACATTTATTTTAATGCTATAAATAAATCATTTTTATATAAAACTGTATTCCTATTAATACTATTAAAAAATGTTATTATTTTATAGCGATCAATGTAGTCATTGCACTATGTTAATAGAAACATTAAAGACATTAGATAAACAAAAACTAGTTAAACTTATATCAGTTGATTATTTAAAATCAAACCAAATTATATTTGATGTAAGAATTACACACGTTCCTGCAATGTTATTACCCGAGTTTAATAAAATTATATTTGGTAAAGAAGTATTTGATCATTTACTATTACCTGGAAAAGGTGTTTTGTTAAAACCTAGTAATACAACTACACAATCTGTTGTAGATTTATCTGAACCTTCTGGTCTTGATTCATTTATTTCTCAAAGTTATGAAAATATTGACGAAAATGATAATTATCTAACTGGACCAGTTACTATTTGGGAAAACTTGGATGAAAAAACAAATGTAATACAACCTGATATTAAACCAATTGGTAATACTGATACTGAAAAATCTCATAAACAATTACCTAGTTTAGCTGAAATACAAAAAATGCGTGAATCCGCACTTCATTAAAAAAAAGTTTAGATATAAAGATATTCAATAAATATATTAAGTAAAATGACAACTTATGTATTTAATCAATATTTCCTGACATTTATTAAAACTGTTAAAAAAAATGCTAAACCATTAAAAGAAAAAAAAGCAGTGGCAAGAGATATTTTAAACAAAATACACGCATTTTATAGCACATTTGATAATAAATCAAAAGATTATCTTGAAGCCTATTCAACCGTTTTTACTGATTTTATTTGTAATCCTTTAGTTGATTGTAATAAAGAAGAACTTGATAAATGGTTTGAAGATAACGAAACTCTTAACATTCTTAACAATATTCCTATTAAAAATATTAAAGTTGTTTTTAAGAAAACTACAGTATTACATCAATTCTTATTAATATTTCATTTGTTTAAAAATACCGATTTAACCGAAGATAATGTTAAAAATATTATGGAAAAACTTAAAGGCACTAGCACCATTGAAGATGATCTTATCCCTGAAAAATATCGCAAAATAGTTAATCGTATTGGAGAACTTGCTATTGAAAATAAAACTGGATTTACTATGGAAGATATTGAAGATACTAGTATCGGTAAGTTAGCAAAAGAAATAATGGAAGATGTAGATATAGAAAAAGTTAAAAAATCTATAAATACCGAAGGAGATATATTAGGTGCATTATCTGATCCTGATAACGGTATTGGTAATTTAATTTCAGATGTTAGTCAAAAAATGGCAACTAAGTTAAAAAGTGGAGAACTTAAACAAGATGCTCTATTAAAAGACGCTCTTAATATGGCGGGTAAATTACCTGGTATGAATGGTGGAGGTGGAGGTAATGGTCCGGATATTGGAAACATTATGAAAATGATGTCTGGAATGATGGGTGGTGCTAATATGCCTTCATCTCGTTCAATGCAACGTAAAATGGACAAAAAATCTAAATTAAAAAAGAAATTAGATAGTAAAAATAAAGAATGAGTATTTTTTGGCTAAATGATCCAACTGTATTATTTCAAGAAATACCAGATAAATTTACATTTATTGATAAATTAAACTTTATATTTTTAGGTGGTGTAGTCTTAAGTATTATTTTAGTTTTACTTAATGATTTTGATTTATCTTATTTAGCTTTAGCTATTATTGTTGCTATTATTACTTTCGTAATTTATCAACATAAATATGTTTATAATGTTGAAAACTTTAAATCCAATTGCGTTATGCCTTCGGTCAATAATCCTTTTATGAATCCTAGTGTATTAGATACTACATATGCCAAACCTTGCGAAGTTGATAATGCGATTTTAAATAAAAACTTTTATACTAATACCTTTCGAGATGTTAATGATTTTTATGAAAGAGGATTATCTGTAAGACAATTTCACACTATTGCTGGTAAAACTATACCTAATGATCGAGACAGCCTTATGCAATGGTTATATAATTCAAATGATAATAAAAAATCCTGCAAACAAGGTAATAGTTCAAGATGTATTAAAAATATTAATTTAGATAGAGATGATTTAAGATTTGTTGGTCAAACTTCATAATATATTTGTTAATAATAAAATGGATATTGAAGATGAAGAACCGCGACATCAAATAATTGCAAGACAAATTAGAGCAATTATGGCAGAACTTGATAAAAGAAAAAGTAAATCAGAATCATTGCCTGTTAGTAGTATAAAATCTATGCCTACTAGTGTTGAAAAACCCTTATCTGCTAGTAGTATAAAACAACAAGGTATTGGTATTGAATCAGATAGTAGACGTATTATATCGCCTGGTAATTTAGGTGCTGTAACTGGAGAAACACAAGAAACTATAAGATCTACAATAATTGAAATACTTGATGTTAATAATAGAAACCATATTAAAAAATTAAAACATTTAGCAAAACTTTTACATAAAATAGAATATTTTAAAAAAAATAAGTTTTCATACATATATAAAATTTTAGTTTGGATTGCTTTGCGTATTTTAATTGATTCAAAAAAAGCTACTCTTGTAGGTTATGATGAATATAAAGAAGAGGTTTACGAACAAATCGAATCCGATCCTGATGATCCTCGTA